CGTATTGGGTATTGAAAGACGTATGCGCGGTATTAGGTATTTCAAACTCGAGAATGACAGCAGAAAGGCTTGAGGACGATGAGGTAAGTCAGACTGACATCATCGATGCACTTGGCAGAACTCAGAATACTACCGTAATCACAGAAAGCGGATTATATGCGGTCATTCTTCGAAGTGATAAGCCTAATGCAAAGGAATTCAGAAAGTGGGTTACATCGGAGGTATTACCAGCAATTAGAAAAAATGGTGCGTATCTAACGGATGAGAAAGCATATGACATCACACACAATCCACAATCACTCGCTGATTTGCTTCTACAAGCTGGTGAGCAGTTAAAGCAAAAGGAAATCATTATTCAAGAAATGAAGCCTAAAGCCTTATTTGCTGATGCGGTAGCAACAGCCGATACATCAATCTTGATTGGAGATCTAGCAAAACTCATTAAACAGAATGGACATGACATCGGACAAAAGCGTTTATTTGAGTGGCTAAGAAGTCACGATTATCTCATTAAGGGCGGAAACAGTAAGAACATGCCAACTCAAAGATCTATGGAACTAAAGTTGTTCGAAGTAAAAGAACGCACAATTAACAATCCTGATGGCAGTGTACGCATTACTAAAACAACTAAGGTAACAGGCAAAGGGCAGCAGTACTTTATCAACAAATTTTTAGGAAGTTAGAAAGGAGTCGCAATGAAAACAACAGCTACACCGCAAGAGGTTATTGCTAAAACGTACCTGAGTATAACTGATGTGCAGATTCTACTAGGCATGACTAGAGAACCGGCAAGACGATTATTTTATAAGGTCAAAAACAGTGAAAAAGAAAAACTTGGTGACTATAACGTATGGCCGAACATGATTCAAAAGGACAACTTGCTAAAAGCTCTGCATATCTCTCGAGAGGCACTGCTTAAAGATTTAGAACTACGAGAAGCAAACAAAAAAAGCGCAGTCCAGCAAGACAAGAGCGCTTAAGTGACATCCACAAAATGTCACTACCATTTTAACACAGAAAGGGTAGAACAATGAAAACAAATAAATTTAGCGACAAAGCTTTCAAACTAGGCATTTGTATTTTCTACGCAGCATTGCTTGTAAAGGTCATCGCGTTCGTTCTAGGTGTGGATCTATGAGAAAGCTGAAATCAATGAAGAATCATTTTAAAAACAACGGTCGCTTCGCTAAGAGAGATGCATGGCTGAAAGACATTGAGATTGTGCCATATGACGGTCCTGATTTTAACCGTCAGTACATCGAAGCTTTAGAGCGAGTTGAGAAAATCAAAAATCTAGATTGGAGTGCAGAAAAGAATGAAGACCGACAACCAGCGTAGAGAGTTCGAGTTCGCGCTCGAAACATTGCTAAAAGCATGCGATAGCAAAGTCAAATCGGTAAAAGTGAACTGGGATGAAAAAGACACAAAATTTCGTGAGGCTGCAGAGTCAGTAACAATCACGTACAACAACGATTACAAAAAGGAAATAAACATCGCTTATTGTTCGTGGAAAGCAATAGCGTTTACAACGATTCATCGTTCATAAAAGGAGGAAAGAAAAAATGAGTGAACCAAACTTATTTGAAGTTGGATATCAAATGCAAAAAGAACAACAAGAGTCAATCAAAATCAACAGTTTAGAGTTGGAAAATATAAAACGCGTCAAGGCGGTCAAATTAGAGCCTACAGCAAGCGGGTTAACTGTGGTTGGGGGAAAGAACAACCAAGGGAAAACAAGCGTGCTAGACGCTATTACGTGGGCGCTAGGCGGTGAGAAGTATAAGCCATCGCAGCCTGATCGAGAAGGCTCAATGATTCCGCCGAAGCTTCATATCGAACTTTCTAATGGAATCATCGTAGAACGTTCCGGAAAGAATGGCGCATTAAAGGTTTTAGATTCAACAGGCGCAAAGGGTGGCCAAAAACTCTTAGATTCATTTATCAGTACATTTGCGTTGGATCTACCAAAGTTTATGAATTCAACAACAAGGGATAAAGCTAACACGTTATTACAAATTATTGGGGTTGGAGATAAGCTATCGATTTTTGATAAACAGGAAGCTGAACTTTATAACCGTCGCACAGAGATTGGTCGTATTGCTGACCAAAAGAAAAAGTATGCTGACGAGATGGTTCAGTGGGATGGCGTTCCTGATGAAATCGTCAGTGCTGCAGAGCTTATCCGCCAACAACAAGAAATCCTGGCACGTAATGGAGAAAACCAACGCAAGCGTAATCGTTTAAATGAAATAACTTTTGAAAAACAACGTATTTTCGATGAAACACAGAGAATTGAAGAACAAATAGCAGAATTAGAAAAACGATTAACAGAACGCAAATCAGCATGGGAACAAGCAAATCAAGACGAACAAATTGCAATGAAAACAGTAAATGAATTAGTTGATGAATCGACTGCTGAATTAGAAGAAAGCATTGCAAACATTGATTCTACAAATGCTAAGGTGCGTGACAACCTAAACAAACAGCGCGCACAAGCTGAAGCAGAGGAGTACAAACTGCAGTATGGCGATCTAACAACACAGGTTGAAAATGTTCGTAAGGCACGTATGGAACTTCTAAATGGAGTTGAAATGCCACTCCAAAATCTATCAGTGGATAATGGCGAGTTAGTTTATAAAGGTCAACGTTGGGACAACATGTCAGGATCTGATCAACTAAAAGTTGCTACAGCAATCGTCAGAAAGACGAATCCGAAATGCGGTTTCGTTCTCCTGGATAAACTTGAGCAGATGGATATCGATACCATGAACGAATTTGGGCACTGGTTGCAGGAAAACAATCTGCAAGCAATCGCCACAAGAGTTTCTACAGGTGATGAATGTTCAATCTTCATCGAAGATGGCTATTCAGTTGATAAAGAAGGAAACAAGACTGCAGATACTGAAATCAAGCCTGCAGGAGCATGGAAGGCAGGTACATTCTAATGTTTGAAATCAATACAGGAGTAGTAAAAACTCCGTTAAAAGTAATCATCTACGGTACGGAAGGCGTTGGTAAAACAACACTTGCAAGCAAGTTTCCTAAGCCACTATTCATCGATGCAGAAAATGGTTCCGGAGCGCTTAATGTTGCACGTTATCCATATCCAACGTCTTGGCAAATGTTGATGTCAGAAGTCCAAGAATTTCTAAACAATCCACAAGGGTACAAAACATTAGTTATTGACTCAATCGACTGGGCAGAAGCAAAAGCTATTGAAATGATTTGTGCAGGCATGAAGGTTAACGGTATTGAAGATATTGGGTGGTCAAAAGGCTATACCTACTTAAATGAAGAAATGGGTAGACTACTTAATCTCCTGACGGAAGTCATCAATCGCGGGGTAAACGTTGTGCTAATTGCACACATGGTTATCAGAACAATTACAAAGCCAGAAGAAACAGGCAGTTATGATCGCTATGAACTAAAGCTAAAACAAGCCAAAAATGGCAATAACTGCCAGCTAGTTAAAGAGTGGGCTGATTTGATTCTATTCTGCAATTACCGTGAGTTCTTGGTAGCCGACAAGACAACAGGTAAAAAGAAAGCAACTGGTGGTAAAGAAAGAATCATGTACACCGAACATGCAGCTACATGGGATGCCAAAAATCGATTTGGTTTACCTGAAGTACTGCCACTAGGTTTTGAACCGATTGCACATCTATTCAGTGACAACTATGAGGTTAAGGCAACTGAACAAATTAAAGAGCAACAGCCACAGCACATAGTAACAAACACCGTTACAACAGCGCAACAAACTAAACCTGTAGAACAACCAATTCCTGAAATGAATAACTGGACAACAAATACAGATACGCATTTATCAATTAATTCTACATGGAAGCCAACACCATACACTGCTGAAGAAGAAGCAATCATGGCTGAACTGCCAAAAGCTCTAACTGACTTAATGAAGTCTAAACAAGTGCATCCATCAGAAATTCAACATGCAGTATCAATAAAGGGATATTTCACGAAGGATACACCAATCAAAAATTATGATCCTGAATTTATTCAAGGGTGCTTGATTGGAGCATGGCCAGCAGTAATGGAATTAATTCAAACAGATAGAGATTTGCCATTTTAACATAGGAGGAAAAAAATAAAATGACACAGTATAACAACTATCAAAATCCATATGCACAACCTGCATATGGTCAACATGCAGCACCACAACAACAGAGCGGAGAATTGATGGATGGAATGACAGTCTCTGCTGCAGATCTAGGAGACTATGATAAGGGATACGTCTTACTTCCAGAAGGTACTTATGATTTTACAGTCGTTGACTTAGATGAAACACGTTATCAACCTGGTCCAAAGAGTTCAGGTAAAATCGGACCATGCAAGCAAGTTATCTTAACATTGCGTTTTAAGGATCCGACAGATGGAAGCGATGTTGATTTAAAACACAATTTATATATGTATAACAATCAAGGTTGTTTAGGTATGATTGCATCATTCTACGATGCGGTAGGTATGCATAAGAAAGGTGAACCAATCACATTTGATTGGAGAAAAGAAGTTGTGATTGGAAAGCGCGGACGTGCAGAAATCAATCATCGCAAGGGCAGTGATGGTAAGAGCGAATACAACAATATTAAGAAGATGTTACCGCTCGAAGCAATGCCTACAGCTGGCAATCCTACACCTAACGCAGGGAACTGGTCTAACGGTCGCTTCTAATGGAGCTTAGACCGTACCAGGAACAAGCAAGGCAGGCAATCGAAAAGGAATGGTCGAGCGGAGTCAAGAACACTCTGCTCGTTCTTCCTACCGGTTGTGGTAAAACGGTCGTTTTCTCAAAAGTAATTGAGGATCAAGTGAAAGAAGGTAAGCGAGTGCTAGTAATGGCACATCGTGGTGAATTGCTTGATCAAGCTGCAGACAAACTCCACAAAATGACAGGACTTACATGTGCTGTAGAAAAAGCAGACCAGTCATGTCTAGGCACATGGAATCGTGTTGTGGTTGGTAGCGTTCAATCACTTATGCGACCTAGCCGTCTTGCTAAGTTCAACAAAGATTATTTTGATGCAATTATTGTCGACGAAGCACACCATGCAGTATCAGACACTTATACACGCGTTCTAGAGCACTTTAACCAAGCAAATGTATTAGGTGTCACTGCTACACCAGAACGCTCTGATATGCGCAAATTAGGCAGTCTATTTCAATCGTTAGCGTATGAGTATTCAATCGTACAGGCAATCAAAGAAGGGTACTTGTGCAAAATCAAAGCGCAAACTGTTCCACTCAAGATTGATATGAACAGCGTTTCAGTTACTGCAGGTGATTTTTCAGCAAACGAAATAGGAACTGCACTGGATCCATATCTTGAACAGATTGCTACGGAAATGGAAACAGTTTGCAAGAATAGAAAAACCGTTGTGTTTCTACCACTGATTGCAACTTCACAGAAGTTTAAGAACATTTTGATAAACCACGGATTTAAAGCTGCAGAAGTAAACGGTAATTCAGATGATCGTGAACAGATTCTAAAAGACTTTAGCGATAACAAGTACAACGTTATCTGTAATTCGATGTTACTAACTGAAGGATGGGATTGCCCTGATGTAGATTGCATTGTTGTATTACGTCCAACAAAGGTTAGAAGTCTTTATTGCCAAATGGTAGGAAGAGGAACAAGACTTTCTCTAGGTAAAGAAGACTTACTCATTCTAGACTTCCTATGGTTGTCAGAACGGCACGAACTTTGCAGACCTGCAGACATCATCTGTACGGATAAAGAAGTGGCCAAAAAGATGACCGAAAATCTTGCAGAAAGCGGTTGTCCTGAAGATATTGAAGAAGCAGAAAAAGAAGCATCATCAGATGTACAAGCGCAAAGAGAAGAAGCTCTAAAGGCACAACTCGAAGCAATGAAGACTCGCAAGCGTAAGCTCGTAGATCCATTACAGTTTGAAATGAGTATTCAAGCTGAAGATTTAACTGGATATACTCCTTCATTTGGATGGGAAATGGCGCCGGTCAGCAAGAAACAAAAAGATGCATTAGAGAAGTTCGGAATCTTCGCCGATGAAATCGAGAATGCCGGAAAGGCAGCGTTGATCATGGATAGATTGCAGAAACGTCGTGATGCTGGATTGTCTACACCTAAGCAGATTCGTTTCTTAGAAGGTCGTGGATTTTCTCACGTAGGTACATGGGAATTTACGGAAGCAAACAATATGATTGCACGTATCTCGGCCAATAGCTGGAGAATACCATCGGGAGTTAACCCTGCAGAATATACACCAAAAGGAAATTAGTATATGGAAGATAGATTAGAAGATTTAAGTGCCGCACTTGAGTATATCGACCCAAGCTTATTGAACTACCAAGAGTGGTGCAATATAGGTATGGCTCTGAAATATGAAGGTGCATCAGTAGACGTCTGGGATAGATGGTCATCGCAAGATGGTGGCCGCTATCATGCAGGCGAATGTGAAAAGAAGTGGAATTCATTCATCAATAGTGGGATCACTGGAAACACCATTTTCAAGATGGCGAGCGAAAACGGATATATTTCTGCAGATTATCAGCCAATCATTAAAGGTGGTGCGCGTGAATTGTTTGACGGTGAAACTGTCGAATTCAATTATCGTGTTATCGATAAGAGCATGATGGATTACAAAAAGTTGCCTGAAGTCAAGAATTGGAATCCAGTTGAAGATATTAGAAAGTATTTATCAGTTATTTACGCACCTAATGACCACGTGGCTTATTGTGTCAAATGTTTCCAAGATCAGGATGGTAAGTATCATCCTGGTCAAAGAAACTATGACAGAACTGCAGGCAGATTAATGGATGAGCTAGACCACGCTAAAAGGATTGAAGATGTGTTCTATGATTACGATCACAATTGTGGAGCATGGATAAGTTTCAACCCTATGGATGGTGGCGGTTGCAAAATCGACAATATTACTGATTTCAAATATGCACTTGTCGAATCAGACACTCAAAACATCGACATGCAATACTCACTCATGACAAAACTGGAATTACCGATTGCAGCTTTAGTTCACTCAGGCAACAAGAGCATTCATGCAATTGTACGTATCGAAGCATCAAATGAAAAGGAATACTCAAGACGAGTAGATTACTTATTCAAAGTATGCAAACAAAATGGTTTGGATGTAGATACATCAACCAAGAACCCAAGCCGTTTAAGTAGAATGCCTGGCTTCGAACGTGGCAATAATCGACAGTATCTAATTGCAACCAACATCGGTAAGGAGTCCTGGAATGACTGGGTAGAATACATCGAATCAATTAACGATGATTTACCTGATCCAGAGAGCCTTGAAGACGATTGGAGTAATCTTCCTGAATTAGCGCCATGCTTAATCAATGACGTACTCAGACAAGGTCATAAGATGCTTATTGCTGGGCCATCTAAAGCTGGTAAATCGTTTGCATTGATTGAGTTAACGATTGCGATTGCAGAGGGCTGTAAGTGGCTTAATAAATGGGATTGCGCACAAGGTAAAGTTCTATACATAAATCTTGAATTGGATCGCGCCAGCTGCTTACACAGATTTAAAGATGTGTACGAAAAGTTAGGAATCCAAAGACCAAACCTAAGAAATGTTGAAATATGGAATCTACGTGGTAATGCTGTCCCAATGGATAAGTTAACACCTAAGTTAATCAGACGTGCACAGAAAAAGAATTACATTGCTGTTATTATCGACCCAATCTATAAAGTCATTACAGGCGATGAAAACAGTGCCGAGCAAATGGCAAAGTTTACCAATCAGTTTGATAAGGTTGCGAGTGCATTAAACTGTGCTGTTATCTACTGTCACCATCACTCAAAAGGTTCACAGGGTAGCAAGAAGTCAATGGATAGAGCCAGTGGTTCAGGCGTATTCGCACGTGATCCGGATGCAATGATAGACCTCATTCAGATACCTTTGAATGATGGTGTGACGGAGCAACAGATAAACAAAGCTGTATGTGATGAATGGGCAAGAGTCATAAAGCAATACAGTCCAGAATACTACGAAACAATTCCGTATGATGATTTTATGAGCAGAAAACAGATGGGTGGCCATTTGTATGATTCTGTGACAATCAAGAAAAAACTCAATGATAAGCAGATTGAAATCATCACACAACAAGCGGAGTTAAAGGCATCGCAAATGACAGCGTGGCGAGTAGATATGACACTTAGAGAATTCCCTAAACCGCAACAAACTGATATATGGTTCAACTATCCAATTCATACAGTTGATACAACAGGAGTGCTCGCAGATATACTGCTTGACGAAGAATCATCGGGATGGAGAAAAGGAAAGCCTTTAACTCAAGAAGAAAAGAACGATAGAAAAAGAGAGAAACAGAAAAACGAGAAAGTAGAACGTGAAACACAGTTCAACTTAGCGTTTGAAGAACTATCGTTCGAACATGATGAAGTAACAATGCAAATGATGGCAGATAAACTTTTACTGAGCAAAAAAACCGTGCAAAGAAGATTGAATGAACTCAAAGAAAAATTCAAAACAATCGAAACTCCAGGCAAAGATTCTGTCATTGTCAAAACCCTAGACAGTATGGACAAGTAATCTATTTGTCCATACTAAAAACAACCTTGGACAGTATAGACAAATTATTACGATGTCTATACTGTCACCCTGGACACGGACAACCTATATATACAAGTATATATAAACGTGTCTGTCCAAGGACAGGGATGTAGGGAGATTGGACACAGGTTGGCTTGAAATTGCCAACCCTGTGTTCCAAACATCCCAACACCATCCCTTACGCGAAAACAGAAAGAAGAAAAATGAAATGGAAAATAAAAAAAAGATTTTTTTGTTAAAAACAACTAATGGAAATTTTTTCCATACGGATATTTTGGAAAACGATGAAGTAAATGAATTTACAAAAATGTTAGTAGACAGAACTAAGATGTTTATCTGTGTTTTTGATTTAACAGGAATTGCACTATTTCTAAATAAATCACATGTTATTTACTCCAAACTTTTGAGTACATACGATGAAGCAATTTTTGCAGAAGACCTTACAAGAGAAGAAAAGCAATATCTAGATTGTACTGATATAGAGTTGAGATAAAATCATGCAGATATTTTTACAAATGATTCCACCGACTACTACTGCACAACAAAAAAAGGTCAACTTCAAGACCAAGACTATTTATGCAAATAGTAATGTAGTTGATGCAAAAAATAAGTACCGTGCTCATTTAGCTGCGTATGTTCCTGACAAACCGCTTGATGGTCCAATTACGTTAAATATCATCTGGGGCTTTCCTGCTGGCAAACATAAAAACGGTGAGCCATGCACGAACAAACCCGATTTAGATAATGCGAACAAGATGCTACAGGACGTAATGCAGGAACTGGGATTCTACAAAGATGACAAGAACATCGTTCAATTGAACCTAAGCAAGATTTGGACTTGGCACCCTGGAGTGATGATAGAAATCAAGAAAGCAGGTGAAGAATAATGACATATTATGACATTTAGGAGGAATAGATTATGCCAAGAAACACATTGATGGATTTGAACAATCACCTTTTCGCAGAGTTAGAAAGACTAGGCGATGAGGATCTAACGCAGGAAGAGCTTGAAAAAGAGATAGCAAGAGCTGATGCAATCACAAAAGTTGGCAATGTTCTTGTTACCAACGCAAAAACAGCATTGGAAGCAACGAAGACGCAGATGGAATGGGGAAGACGTGAGAACGTGCAAATTCCAGAGATGCTGCTAGAGAACAAAAATCATGAAAAGTAACAGAGTCTTTACCGATGAGCAAGAACAGTGGATCCGTGATAATGCTAGGGGAATAGGAAATGTAGAACTAACAAATAAATTCAATGAACGCTTTGGAGAGCAACGAAACCCGCAGCAGGTAAAATCTTGGAAGAAAAGGCATAAGGTTTCAAGTTTTTTAACTGGTCGATTTGAAAAGGGCAGAGTCAACGAACATAAGGGCGATCATAGTTTCAGAATTCCGAACAGTGAACATACACGTTTTAAAAAAGGGAATTGTCCTAAGAATCATCTTCCGGTAGGGACAACTGTCAAAAACACAGATGGCTACTTCCAAACGAAAGTAGCAGAACCAAACAAGTGGAAGCTGACACACAGACTTATTTGGGAAAAAGTAAATGGCCCTATTCCAAATGGCTACACAGTTACGTTCTTGGATAAGAACAAAAATAATTTAGATTTAAGTAATCTAGCGTTGCTATCAAGGCGAGCGCAGGCAGTCGCGCAGAACTACATTGGCTTATCTGAAGACCAAGAAATAAGTAAGTCGGTAATTCAACTAAGCGAGCTACAAGTAAAGCGAAACAGCCTACATAAGCGGCTAAAGGAGAATAATAAATGAACTACGAAGACCCATACAGAGAAGACCTGCAAGTGATTGATCGCGAGCTGCGTAATCACTACGAATACCGACGTCAGCTTGAAGACGTGAACTACCGCATTGCAGAAATCGATGCACAGCTTACATCAATTGGAAGCCCGAAGATAATGAGTACAGACGAAGCAAAGTACCAGAAAGGCACTAGGATTTATAGCGATATCAATATGCTTGAACTATTCCAGGAACAGGATTTGTTGATTAAGCAGAAGCAGGACCTGCTATACTTGATCAGCAGAGTGCAGGTGAAGCTAAACAAGTTGGATGAGGTAGATATGCAGCTTATTGAGCAGAGGTACAAGTACAAGAAAACTTTAAGGGAGTTGGCACAGAACACATACAATGGTAAAAGTACGATGTCTAGAAAACTGGATGACATTTTACTGAAATTGAATACTTTTCATTGATTTACCCTATTTAATAGGGTATTATATGTATGCATAATTTCTAGTGAAGGGTGGCGAGCATTTATATCAGAATTATTGGAATATTCAGTATCATTATCAAGTGACGATGCCGACATAGATAATGAATTTAAAAAATATGGGTTCAATATTAAAAGTGATATAAAGAATTTGAAAATCTCACCAGATGATATTGATTTTATAAAGGAAGAAACACTAAACATAGTTGTTAATGAAATTATGCAAAAGCAACATAAGTATTTAATTGTTTCGAATAGCGATTGCACTGTTAAAGTCGTAAAAGTTAGAGTGGCAGATAAAACAAATAAGCATGGAAAACGTGGAGGATTCCGAGTAATATCACTAGTTTCGGTTTCAGAACGATGTGTAATTATTTTTAGTTTAATAAAGAAATCTAATAAATCTGACTTAACTATAACTGAAAAGAACAATATACGAAAAATGATTCTTGGGAATGAAGGAGGATCTACATACAATGTTTAACTTTAATATTTTAAAAAATGCTAAAGGTTCAAAAATTAAAATTCCAAATACGGATGATCTTGTTGATTCAGTATATATTAAAGAACTTCGTACGGACGATTTAAAGATGACCCAAGCGGCATTTGCTAACGCGCTTGGGGTAAGTATTAAAACAGTTGAAAAATGGGAACGTGGTGGAAAAGGAAATAATATATCTGGAATTGCAAAAAAATTAATTTATTTACTTAAATTAGATAAAAATCTTATACGTTGTTTATATTTCTTCGATACTTCAGAAAAACAAAGTATAGATGAAAATAAAGAAGTTAAATATAGGGTAATGAAATCTAAATTGGATAATAAATTAATGTTGACTACGGATAGTTGTTTTATAGAAAACAGTATGACGGAATGGAGAGCAAATGGATAGCTTGATAGAATATAGAGGTTATATGTTGGAGGATGGAACGATAAACCGTTCCGCAAATGAATATCCAGATAAAATTGTCATTAGAATAAGTAATTTTAATTTTAATGAAAGTACAAAGCAGTTATCTATAAAATACGCAATTAGATGTTTTCTTGAAGAAACAGAAATGATTTCTTTGGGATATAGAGCGTGGTTTACTATAAGTTCTGATAAATTTATAAAAGAATTTAACGAACGGAAAGATTCAAATGACGTTAATTTCTCTGAAGAGTCGAGTCGTTTAATTGCAAGTGCTATTCAAATTTCATTTTCATACGTCCGCCAATCGCTAAGTGCTTTAACAAATGATGTGGCTGGCGTAATAAATTTGCCAATAATTGATGCTCAAGAGTTAATAAAAAATAATATTGAGTTCAGTAGAATTGCAAAATAATGATTTTTGGGACATGTCCCATGACTTTTAGGTGTATAATGGGCGTAGGCGAAAACCATGAGCAGAAATGCTTGTGGTTTTTTTCGTACATACATTCGAAGCTATCAGCTTAACATTTGAAATCACCCTAAAACTATTCAATAAGTACTCCTTTTGTGTTTAAGCTTTCCATGTACTAGCTTTCCGGCTGATAGTTTCCAATGTGTGTATGACGTAGAAAGGAGCAAGCCTATGAAGAAATTAACAGACAAGCAAAAGCGTTTCTGTGAAGAGTATGTGGTCGATCTCAACGCAATACGTGCTTACAAGTTAGTATATACTAACTGCAAAAGCGATAGAACAGCATCTGCTAATTCTAGTAGACTGCTAGCAAATGCTAACGTTGCCACGTACGTGCGTGAGTTGAAAGAGCAGATTGCTCAAGAAGCTAAGGTGACTGCTGCAGATGTGCTCAAAGACCTTATTGAAGTTAAAAACAGGTGCATGCAAGCTACGCCTGTTAAGGTGTGGGATTCTGATTTGCACACTTATGTTAATTCTAATAAAGAGTTTACCTTTGACAGCAAGGGCGCTAATACAGCTCTTAAACTAATAGGCGAACATCTAGGTATGTTCCAAAAGAAAGTCGAACTATCGGGTGGATTAGAAGCAAAGCAGTCTAAGGTTGACGATGTAATCGAACAGTTGAAGGTTGCTGCTGAAGAATGAGCGATTTGCGATTAATTCTATCACCTAAGTTCAAAGCATTTCTAAAATATGATGCGGAACTAGAAGCGCTTGAAGGTTCAACTGCTGCAGGCAAGACAACCGTTGGAGTTTATAAGTTCATCTTAAAAGTTTGGCAGTCACCTAAGAAGCTTCACATTATCGCGGGTGATGATACAGGCACTGTAGAGAAGAACCTGATTAACAAAGACCTAGGGATTTTAGATGACTTTGGCGATCTTGTAGAGTACAAAGGCAACGGATCAAAAGAATACAAGATGCCACACTTGATCGTGCACGCTACAACTGGTAATAAAATTGTTTTCATTGTTGGTTACTCCACGAAAGAGAAGTGGAAGGACGCATTAGGTGGCCAGTACGGATGCCTACTTATTGACGAGGTAAACACAGCAAACATGGAATTTGTGCGTGAGTCTATTATGCGTGCAGATTATACAATGATGACGTTGAACCCTGATGATCCATCACTCCCTGTATACAAGGAATACATCAACCGTTGCCGTCCTATTCAGAAATGGACAAAGGAAACACCACAAGAAATTCTAAATGATTTAAACGAGCCGGAGCATCCAAACTGGATACACTGGTTTTTTAATTTTGATGATAACTATGGATTATCTGCAGAAAAGAAAAAACAGATTATCGAATCTGTACCAGTTGGTACAAAACTTTGGAAGAATAAAATCAAGGGGCTTCGTGGAAGAGCCACAGGGCTTGTTTTTAGCAACTTCGAACGTAAGACGAATGTTATTACATGCGAGCGATTAATCACTCAAATAGGCGGCAAGGATAAACTCAGGAAGGCATTTAAAGTTTTTACAGTAGGCATTGATACAGCCTACTCACAAAAGTCACCTGATACGATCGCGATGTTGTTCCAAGGAATAACAGTTGATGGCAAACTGATAACGCTTGATGAAGAAGTTTACAACAATGCAGACCTGCAGATTCCTATTGCACCAAGTGATACGGTACGACGATTGCTGGACTTTGCAGAACGCAATCGAGAAAAGTGGGGCTTTGCAAGGGATCTGTTTTTGGATTCAGCAGATCAGGCTACGATTACAGAGTTCAACAAGTACAAGCGTTTAAATGGTTCGATTTACAACGTCATTCCAGCATACAAGAAAACAAAGATTATTGACCGTATCAATCTACAGCTAGGATGGATTGCCAAAGGTGATTACCTAGTGCTGGAACACTGCAAGAATCACATACATGAGCTGGAAGTGTACAGTTGGAAGGAAAACAAATATGAACCTGAAGACGGCAATGATCATACGAGATATGCAAATCAGTATGCTTGGTTGCCGTTCAAGCATGAAATAGGAATTGGAGGACAGACAGATGGGCTTAATGGAGGGATTTAAAAATATGTTAAAAAACTGGTTAGAAATACAGCCATCTCAACATGGAACGTTAGTAATTCAGGAGTCATTAGACTTTAATACGAACGTCGCTAAAAATAGAATCTGGCATCGCGGAGATCCGTATGAGTTGGAACAACTGTATAAGAATTTAAAATCTGAATTAGGCAAAGCATCATTCTGGGCTTCGGTACCAATCAATCCAATCCATAAGATCCATACAGGGCTACCTGCATTGATTGCTGATACTTTAGTCAGTATCGTTATCAGGGATATGAACAGCATTGAATTCAAAGATAACGCACAGGAAAGCATATGGAATGAAATTGCAAAAGAAAATAATATCAAGGAAATCATTGAAGATGCATTATCGGATGTTCTTGTATGTGGTGATGGTGCGTTTAAAATCTCATTTGATCCTTCGCTTAGCCAATTACCCATTATTGAATTTTGGCCAGCTGATGAAGTCGAATTTATATATCAAAGAAAGCGACTGAAAGAAATCGTTTTTAAGTCCATCCACAAATCTTATAATGGGCAACAAAACTTCAGATTGTATGAATACTACGGATACGGATACATCAAATACAAATTGATGAAAGTGTTAGGTACACAAGAAGCGGAAGTTCCATTATCAATGTGCCCAGATACACAGGAGTTGACTGATGTTATTTTCGGCAACGCTACAGAAACCACGCCAGGAGATTTCATGATGGCAGCACCATTCGTGGTTACACGTTCGAAAAAGTTTTCCGGTAGGGGAAAATCTATTCTTGATCAAAAGAGTTCAGCGTTTGACGCGCTCGATGAAGTTGTAAGTCAATGGGTGGATGCAGTTCGGAAAGGTCGTGTTAAGACCTATATTCCTGATGAGTTGATTCCTAAAGATCAGAATGGTAAAGATATTTTGCCAAGTGCATTTGAATCAAATTTTGTTAAGGCTGCAGCCAATAGAAATGAAGGGGCAACTAATAAAATCGAAACGGATCAACCGACTATCCCGTCTGACAATTATTTACAGAGCTATATCACACTACTTGATTTGTGCTTACAAGGCATCATCAGCCCATCAACCTTGGGTATCGATACAAAGAAATTAGATAATGCTGAAGCACAGCGAGAAAAAGAGAAAACAACGCTTTACACTCGTAATAAGATTATTGAAAAGTTGACCGAAGCGGTGATTACACTTATTCAAATTACATTGGCTTCTAAATCCGTGATGGATAAGAAATATGATAAAAAGTTATTGGATACTGAAGTTTCCATTACTTTCGGTGAGTACGCTAACCCATCATTTGAAGCGGTTGTTGAGACAGTTACAAAGGCTAAGCAAGGCGGTGTTATGTCAATCAGAACGGCACTTGATGAGATGTATGGCGATTCCAAAGAAGATACATGGAAAGATAAAGAAGCGCAGCGCATTACTGAAGAAAGTGGTGCTGTGCAGCTGCCTGAGCCGAATGTACCTGCAGATATGGATATGTTTAGTTAATGGATTATGATATTGCTGAAGCGTTTAGACGTATCGAGCTTGAACTGATTTCGTCTATGAAACGTAACTGGCAAAGGCACAATGAAGAAGAAAATAAATACGGCTTCACCTGGTCTAGATGGCAGGCAGAGCAATTAAAGTCTTTGGAGGAATTCAAAAAGAAAAATCCAAGACTTTTTTCTTCGGAATTCAAAGCAATCAATGAGCAATTTCTTGATAGCATTCTTGGCCAAAAAGAAACAAACTTCTTTGGAGTGCATTCCCATAAGGTGCAGGCTTTAGTTAAAGCGACGACCGGTGATCTAGTAAAGGCTGAGCACGCAATGCTACGTAAAGCTAATGATGAGTACCGCAAAGTCATCTACAATGCACAAACGTATTTAGCAAGTGGCGCAGGAACACTTGATAAAGCGATTGATATGGCCAGTAATGATTTTCTTACTAGAGGGATTAATTGTGTCGTGTACAAAGGTGGCAGATACGTCAACATGGCAACGTACTCAGAGATGTCACTACGTACAACAAATAAGCGTATAGGTATGTATGCAGATGGTGCTAAACGTCAGGAGTTAGGTGTACATACGGTCAAGGTATCAAAGTATGGTATGTGTTCTAAAACATGCCAACCATGGCAGGGACGTGTGTATGTCGATGACGTGTATAGTGGAGGAACACCAGAAGAAGCTGAAGAACTTAACTTACCTTTGTTGAGCACGGCTATATCTGGTGGATTATTCCATCCAAACTGCAAACATCACTTAAGCACTTATTATCCTGGCATGGATAACGATGATGATGGCGATCCAAGACAACCGGCATATGAGAATCCACCAGGCTCACAAGAGCATCACTATTTGCAACATCAGATCCAGCGTGAAAGAAGACTACAGGTCGGTTCTTTAAGTGAAGACAAAATTAAGGAACATGCGGATAAAGAACAACAGTTAATAGGGCTTGATGAGAAGTATGTAAAGCAAGCAGAGCAGTATTCTTCTTCTACTACAGATTATGAAATAAAACTTGCTGATAATGAAGTTGTTAGAAAGTATTCAATTATTTTTAAGGGATACGTCCCTGCTGAATTAATCGCTGGTAGCGAAAGCTATACTTCTATGTTTGATAAATTTGGATTCAATAGATATGTAATTAGAAGGAGAATAGTTAATGCAGCTACGCCTCCTGGAGAAACAAATGTAGATATAGGAAATCCAGCACTTGCAAATAGCCTTCATGAAAGAGCTCATGATTTGATAAACCAACTGGCCATGAAAAATCTAGGTTTATTAGATGGAATGGTGCTAGAAAAGCATACAGTAGCAGACATTAATCAAGAAAAACGACGATTATTTATATCGATGTTTGAAAACTGTTTTAGTAATAACCTATCATTTGATGAAATAATGGAAGAAGTAAAAAATGATATTAGTCTACGGGCAACAGATGTTGGAGAATTGATATCAGAGGCATTAACTCAATATTTTGGCGGAAAATATAGCGAAACCTCCAAAAAGGTGTATGATTGGTTTGTAAAGGAGTGGCTAAAATGAGTGAAACATATGGGCATGAATTAGACTTTGCTAGAGAATATATGTTTGTTTTCCCGATAAGAGAAGAGCCTGGATATCATATTCATTTTACAAAAAATTGTCCTAAGGAAATTAAGGATAAGGTTTTGGAACTTTATCCTAAATTAATTGAAGAAACAAAGAGAAGACACGAAGAGGGCTTATACACTAGCAAAGATTATTTTTTCTGATAGTCGGCTAAATCGTTTGTTTATCAAGCATCCTAGAATAGGGTGCTTTTTTCATGCATGAAAGGAGAAAGGGAAATGGTGCAAGTAAAAGTCACACAGGATTATTTCGATAGAGAACAAGATAAGTTGATGAATGTTGATGATCAATTTGAATGCTCTCAGGAACGTGCTGAGCTTCTTACAATGTTCAGAGTAGCAGAGATTCTAAGTGAAGACGAAGGAATTATCGAAGAAACAGAAGAAGTCACTGCAGAAGAGTAGTGGCTTTTCTTATGGCCAATCACGATAAGCCTAAAAACTGTGCGTGTTTGATTTAAGGGAGACACCCAAAAAACAGGAGGAACTATGAAAGAGGTATTAAAGTATCCGCTTCACATTCAGTTTTTTGCTGATGATGGAGCACAACCAAACACTGGAGATGGAAATGACAACAACGGTGCTTCACCTAGCGCGCAAGGAGCAAATTCAAGCGTTTCTATCGACTACGACAAGATTGCTGATGTTTTAGACAAGCGTGGATCGCAAGCTCAATATGCTGCTTTGAAAGGGTACCTAAAGGAGCAAGGTGTATCGGCTGATGAAATGGATAAGGCAATCAAAGAGTTCAAGGATAAGAAAGAAGCTGACAAGCAGTCTAAAGAAAAAGAACAAGCGGATATGCTTGCAGAAAATCAGCGTTTAAAGCTACAGATTCAAAATATTGAAATCGATAAGAAGATTTCAGAACTTGCTGAAGGTGTTAGCGCTGAAAAATTACCTTTCTTAATCAAGGTAATCGACAAGAAAGACATGATAAAACAAGATGGCTCGATTGATGATGAGAAGGTTAAGTCGGCCATTGAAGAAGTTTTAAAAGCCTTTCCGGAGTTTAAGTCCACACAGCAATCTAACAGCGGATTCCAACAGATTGGAGCCAAATCCGGTGATAAGGCAGGCATACAGGATCTGTTAGATCAGGCTTTCGGTATCAAGAAAAAATAGGAGGATTATTAAAAGATGCCAGTAACAAATTACGCAGAGTTATTTGACTCACAAATTAGATCATTATATGATCAAGAACAATTTTCACAGCCATTATTTGATACAAACCAAGATGTCAAATTCGTAAATGCAAAGACAATCAAGGTTCCTGTATTGAAAGTTGGTGGCTATAAGAACCACACACGTGCAGGTTCATTCAATGCAGGTACGTTCTCAAATGAGTATGAATTGAAGCAATTGGATCACGACCGTGATATTGAATTCGCAGTTGATCCGATGGACGTAGATGAAACTAATTCGGTCGTTTCTACTGCAAATATTCATGCTCGTTTCGAAAAGACACAGGCTATCCCTGAATTGGATGCATATACATTCTCTAAGTTACACGCAGAACTAACTCGTGTTCATGGAACAATTAAAACAGATGCGTTAACTGTTGCAAATGTTTTAGCGGACTTTGATGACAACTGTTCCAAAATGAAAGATGCAGGTGTTCCGTTAAGTCGCTGCGTTTTATTCTGCACGTCTGAATACGAAAAATTATTGAAGAATGCTGAAGGTATTACACGTATGATGTCCGTAAACGGTGGTACACAAAACATCAATCGCATGGTCAATACATTAGATGATCTAGGTACGATTAAAGTAGTACCTAAAGATCGTTTAAACACAAAGTATAATTTTACAGATGGCTTTGTGGCTGACCCATCAGGCAAGCAAATCGATTACATCTTAGTTGACCCTGAAGCACAGATTTCTCGCGTTAAGTATTCTTACATCCACATGTTTGAACCAGGGCACGATTCACGCACTGCTGATAATTACCTATATCAGAACAGACGTTATAACGGCACAATGACATTGGATGATGCTGACTTTAAGAAAGGCTGCATTATCCACACTGCTGCCTAATAAGAGGGAGGTATAAATATGTTAAAAGCGGTTAAAGCGAATCAGGTATTTGATATTCAAGAAAATGAAAAGCCATATTACCTAAGAAATGGGTATGACATCTATGAAGATGGTGAGGTCGTTGAATATGCAATCACAAAAACGGTTCCTTACTCTGAATATGTAAAACTAAAAGCAGAGTACGAAAAACTTAAGGCGGAAGTAGAACAAACAGGACAGTCTGAACCGATTGATCCAGAACTAAAGAAAAGCAACAAGAAATGAGGTGATGTAAATGCAATACGTCGATAAAGCGTATTACAAAGACACCTATAACGGTATTATCTTGACTGATGATAATGCTGATAGATATTTAAAGATTGCTTCACGGCAAGTTAACACTATCTGTAGAGGAAGAATCGAAGGGATGGGCTTTGACGGCCTGTCCCCTTTTCGTAAGTCTTCCATCCAAGATGTGATATGCCGACAAGCAGAATTTCTTTATCAAAACGAAAGCATGTTGGAAACATACTTAAGTAGCTACGCGATCAACGGTGTTTCAATGCAGTTTGGCCAAGCGTGGAATCTACATGTAGAAGGTGGAATTGCAATTCCTGAAGAACTGTATCAAGCGCTACTTAGAACAGGTCTTTGCTATAGAGGGTTTGGCTATTATGGGTAGTTGGCCATCCTTGGTATTGCCGCAGTTCTGTAAGACTCCAATTCATCTAATTTTTCATCAAGAGGGAATCGATGAAGATGGAGCGCCAATCAAAGCAATAGAGTTGGATGCATTGTGCAATTATCAGGGCTCTGCAAAGCGCATACGTACTGATAAAGAGACGTTTGTGCAATTGATGGGTATTTGTATGTTTGACGGAGATATAGCTCCTAACGTGTTTGAAATTAGCACAGGCGAGGCGATTATCTTCGGAGAGAAGAGGACCATCGTTTCTGGGAAGAAGGCACGTAACCCTGATGGTAGCGTGAATTACTGTGAGGTAGATCTTGGGTAAGGTTAGAATCCATTACGGAAACGTTGCTACATTGCGAGATGGATTACGGCAGGCATTGTACAAGACGGCTGATGCTATCCGTACAGACGTACGGGATAAGCAAGTGATACCGTTTGACAAAGGAACCCTGCAGGACAACACGTTCGTTGATGACACGCGTAATCCTGATAACGCTTATGTGGTTTCATCCACTCCATACGCTCGTAGGCTTTATTTTCATCCGGAATACAATTTTCGCATAGAAAATAATGAGCATGCAGGTGGTAAGTGGTTTGAACCGTGGACCTCTAAAGGTAAATATGCAGGTTGGGTAAAAAGACGATTTGAATCGTTTGTAAAGGAGTGTGCAGATGTCTAGTACAATGAGACTTTATGAAATTAGAAACTGGTTGAAAACATTAAATTTATTTGAACATTACTATATCGGTAAGTTAGATCAGAAGCCTGATAAGGCGATAGGTGTTTATCAGTTATCTACTTCTGGCAGTCCAATAACGGCATTAAGCAATAAGTCTTCTTACAACGTTAAACGTGCTTCATTATTGATTCATTGGAACAACAATGCCAGGGAAACAGACGAAGCATCAAATACGCTTTTTGAAACAATCATGAATGCAAAACATCCAACTATAGGTGATTGGAAAGTACAGTTTATTAACATGCTCGTTCCGGAACCGCAAGATGTCGGAACGGATGATAAAGGAATCTATGAATCAGTCATAGAAATCGAAATTTATTATGAAAGGAAATAAATAATATGTCCGAAAAATATACAGGTGTATTCCCAGTATTTAACAATGAATTCAAGTTTGATATTGGCACAAAAGATGCTCCAAAGAAAGTTAATGTAGCGGATTTGGAGTCTTTTTCAGTATCATTCTCTAATGGTATTGAAAACTGGAATCCTATGGATACAAAAGGTTGGCAGCGTGGTCTGATGACTTCTAAGTCTTTGAAGATTGAATTCAAGGGTAAGAGAAACATCGGCGACGAAGGCAACGACTACATTGCTTCTCTTGCTTTCAAGACAGGCAAGGAAGCTACTATTCCATTTGAATGGACAATGGTAAGTGGTGCGAAGTTAGCCTTTAATGCGATTGTGGATGTCACTTCTGCTGAAGGCGGAGACTCAACAAATGTTGGAGCGTTAGAGTTCACAGTTAACTCTGATGGAAAGCCAACTTATACTCCAGCAGTTTAAAAAACAAAAAAATAGAAAGGAATGGGCGGTCAAGGCGGCTGCCCTTTTAAATGTATATGGGAAAAATTATCGATATTAGCTCGAAGCTTGTTAACGAGCCTAAGTTCTTACAAGTTGCGGAAGGAAAAACATATAAAGTTGACGACCGCAAAAATACAGTTCTACAGATGAACGCATTTCTTAATGAGGGTGCAGCTTCAGTAGATAGAATCGATAAGGCTATTAAGTTAGGTCTTGGAGAAGAGGCTTTTAAAGAAATTGAAGCAATGGAGTTATCTATTACAGCTTATCAATCATTATTCATTGGCATGATGGCTCTTGTTACAGATAAGTCATTTGAAGAAATGGAGCAGACTTTTCGTAACACCACAGCATAGTGATGAGTCTTACTATGACTTGTTTGAAGATTGGGATTTAATCGATGCTTCAGTTACTCAGCAATATGGAATCCGTTTAAGATATGAGCCTGAAATGCAGTGGGGAGAGTTCTGCACTCTACTTACTGGTTTGAATGGAGATACGCCATTAGGGCATGTGGTTGATGTTAGATCCACTACGGATAAAGAACGCATTAAAAACATGTCTGCAAGCGATAAAAGGATACGAGCTGAATGGCAGGCAAGACAGAGTAAGAAACCTATCGATAGCAAGTCCTATATGCAGTCTATGAGAGCCCTTGAAGAAGCCATGAAGGCATTGGCTTCGTAGAAATGAGAGGTGATTAGATGGCAACAGAAGTAGGGTCCGTTGAATTAGGTGTCAAGCTTAATGACAACCTTGAAAAAGATGTAGCGAAAGTTGCGAATAAAGCAGATAGTATTTTAACCGGAAGGTTTAATGCTATTGGTGCTACTATCGGAAAAGTTTTAGCCATTACTGCTTTAGCGAGATTCGGATCACAATGTATTCAATTAGGCTCTGACCTTGCTGAAGTTCAGAACGTTGTTGATGTTACATTCCCTACAATGTCAAAACGTGTAGATGAATTCGCACGTAACGCAATAACAAGTATTGGCATGTCGCAGAAAGTAGCCAAGGAGTACATGGGACAACTTGGTTCTATGGCACAGGCATTTGGTTATGGTGAAGCTGCATCGTACGATATGGCTTCAGCTATAACAACGTTAACAGGTGATGTGGCATCATTCTATAACCTATCGAATGATGAGGCATTTACTAAGTTGAAATCTGTATTTACAGGTGAAACAGAATCACTTAAGAGCTTGGGTGTCGTTATGACTCAATCAGCTCTTGATGAATACGCTTTGGCGAATGGCTTCGGTAAAACAACAGCCAAGATGTCAGAGCAAGAAAAGGTAGCATTACGATTGGCGTTCGTACAGAATGCGTTATCTAATGCTGCAGGAGACTTCGAAAGAACATCAGATGGTTGGGCAAATAGTACACGCGTCTTATCACTTCGTTTTGAAGAGCTTAAGGCGACAATTGGCCAAGGTTTGATAAATGTATTAACTCCAATTATCGGTGTCATAAACGTCATTCTAGGAGGTCTACAGACACTTGCTAATTACTTTGTGGCTTTTACAAGGTTAATTACAGGTGGTAAAGGTGCAGCAGGTGCTACAGGAGCAATAGCATCCAATATAGGTAAGGCTGGCGCAGCTGCAGGTGGATTAACATCTGGACTTGGTAAGGCTGGTAAAGCGGCGGATAAATTAAAAGGATCTCTTGCTGGCTTCGATGATTTAAATGTATTACATGACTCAGAGGACTCAGGCTCCGGAGGCGGCGGGGGAGCTGGAGGCGGTGGTGCCGACTTTGGTTCTTTAGGCATTCCGGATGGATCAATCGATATGAGTGGTGTAGATGAAATCTACGATCGTGTTAAAGGAGTGTTTGATAAAGTTACTGGATTTTTAAAAGACCACAAAGTAATCATCACTTCACTTCTAGGCGGAATGTTTGCAGGATTTGCGACTTTCGGAATCATAAAGAATTGGAGTGCTATTAAAGGTGTCTTCACTGGACTTTTAGTACCGATAAAGTCATTAGCAACAGGGTTCTCTACTTTCTTCACAGGTATAGCTAACGGTGAAGGGGTACTAACATCATTGCAAGCGGTCTTTGGTACAGCAACTGGAACTGCTTTATTCTTCGCTGCGATTGTAGCTGCAGTATCTGCAGCGCTCATCTATTTGTATCAGACAAGTGGCGATTTTAGAGCTTTAGTACAGACAGCACTAGATAGCTTGTTAGGCATCCTAAGCAATCTATGGAACAACGTTTTAGTTCCTTTAGGCGCATTTCTATTAGATGTATTCAACACGGTCATCGTACCGATTGCTACCTTCTTAGCACAGGTTTTTGTTAAAGCTGTTGATGTACTATTTAGCGGACTACTATCACTGTGGAATAACGTGCTTGCGCCAATAGCCAATTTCTTGGTCACAGTCCTAAGCATTGCACTAAAAACAATTGTAGATGTGTGGAATGGTTGGAAACCTGCCATTGAAGCAATTGGAGCAGGTGTTGCGTGGGTTTGGAACAATATCTTATCTCCACTAGCGGATTTCATTAAGGGAGCAATGCTGGATGCATTTGCGGTTCTTGGCAAATTCGTTGATGAGTTATTGAAGAGTGCAACTTCGATGTTCAAAGGCTTTTCCGATTTCTTGATTGGTATCTTCACATTAGATGTTGATAAAGCTATGCAAGGAGTCCAGGAAGTACTTCGTACATTCTTAGGATTCTTGGATAGAGTTTTCGGAACAAATTTCAGTTCATCATTTAAGTTTATCAATGGAATTGTAATGGCGTTCTTTAGCGGAACACAGCAAATTTTTGATGGTATCAAACAGATATTTGGTGGCTTGATTAATTTTGTCCAGGGAATATTTACAGGAAACTGGAAACAAGCTTGGCAAGGTATTGTTGATATCTTCGGTGGTATTTTCAGTACGATTTCAGGTGTAGTAAAAGGGCCAATCAATGCGGTTATTGCCATCGTCAATGGTGCAATTAACCGAATCAACGGTGTGGGCTTTACCGTACCGGATTGGGTGCCTATCATCGGTGGAAAAGGCTTCCGAGTAGATTTACCTAATATTCCAGCATTGGCACAAGGTGGATACGTTGGAGCAAATGCTCCACGATTGGCTTTGATTGGTGATAACCGTCACGAAGGTGAAATCGTTTCGCCTGAGAGTAAGATCTATGAACAGACCAAACGTGCGATAGATGATGCACTGATGTCATCACAAGGCGGTAATGGTCAAGAAGTAATTATCCAACTAATGTATGAAATCTTAGAGACACTACAAAATCTAGGAATCGTGATTGACCGAGATAAATTGTTAAAACTAATAGATCAAAGAAATAAACAATTACAGTTAGCAAAGGGAGGTTAAAGCATGATTGATTATGAATTAATAAAAATTAAAATTGATGGTAAAGATCTCCCTGCGCCGACTAAGTTTGAACCCGAATTTGGCGATCTAGATAGTGATAGTTCATTACGTGATGTTAAAAAAGGAATCATGCATCGCATGCGTATACGTGCTGGTGTATTGAAGATTTCACTGGCATATGCTATCGACGACCTAGAAGTGGTCTCGAAAGTGATGAATATGTTAGAACCATCAGAGTTTATGGTTGAAACATTTGATATTAAAACGCTACGGCGTAAAACGTACAAAATGTATTGCAGTAAATGTAAATTTAAGTATATCGCTATCGGTGATGGCATTTATAGCCAAGGCTACACCTTTGATTTAACGGAGTGTTAGAATATGAAAGTCTATATAAAAAAAGGAACTGCAACACCTGTTGAAATAACAGATCTAGTTGTATCGTTCAATTCGTCTAACAGCATGCAAGAGGATAGACTTTTGGGTAACACTCCAAGCATGATGTTGGACCTCGATTTAAACAATACAGATGGTGTTCTTAGTGATTGTGCTGGGAACACCTTTTTGATTGATTTGAAAGAAGCTGATAGTGCGGGAATCCCAACACAAGAATTTATCGTACAAGAAGCACCAGAGAAATATACAAAAAAGTTATCACTGACCTTGTACGATGTAATGATCAAATTTAACAAGCCGTACAAGAGCTCGTTAGCGTATGAAAAGGATAAATATCCAACTATCTCTCAACAATTAGATGAGATGTCTAATTTGGCGGGTGTCAGCATTGATAAAACAGGGTTATCAAATACTGTACTGAACAAAAAAGCTCATTGGATAGATACAACAATAATCATGCGTGATTACATTGGATGGATTGCTGAGTTAAGCGGTACAAATGCACTCATCAACGAGTCGAACACGCTTGTTTTTAGAAATCTCTTTACCGCTGATCACGACATAGAATTTACATCAGATTTTGAAAAAACAGATCTAATAACCATCTCACGTGTTGCGTATGATGACGGTGTTAATTTGATTGCTTCAGGAAACGATACAGGAAAGACAATTTACATTGATGCAAACAACTCCTATTGCGATAGCCAAACATATACAGATGCAATTTTAGCGAAGTATAATGACCAATCGTTCTATGGTATGTCGGGTTTAAAAACTTTTGGTAAAGATACGATTAAATTAGGTGATACTGCCACGTATGATGGCAACAAGTGTATCGTCCTAAGTATTAAGCGAAAGTATGTAGGTACACAATCTGTTGTAGAACTTGACGGAGAAGTTGCATTAAAGAATGTCGATTCTGTTGTTACTAAGGTTTCTGATAAAGTAAGAATCAAACGCCTGCAGGTTAAAGTGGATCAAGATGCAAACAAGCTTGAAATCGTTGCAAAGAATCTTGAAGATGCAAAAGGCGATGTAGGCAATCTACAAGTTGAAACAAACAAAATTAAGACACAAGTCGAAAATATTTCTGCCGGAACGGTTTCTGGTACAAAGCAGTATTATCTACAAACCACATCTTCCAGTAAGCCTTCTAAAACGGATAACGGATGGACTACCACAAAGCCACCGTCAATAGCAGGACAGCACATGTGGTACATGCTTGCAGATATATTGGCCAATGGTTCTGAAATTAAACATGATCCATTTGAACTCACGGGCATTAAAGGTGATGCAGGTAGGGGAATTGTTGGTAATCCCAAGCTGACGTATCAAGCGAGTACGAGCTCTATAGTACCCCCAACCGGACAGTGGTTAGAGAATATACCACTTGTTAATGAAGGCTATACGCTATGGACTAAGATCACATATACCTACAGCGATAAGACAACATCAGACGTATATTCTCCGTCAATAGCAGGCAAAGCAGGTAGAGGAGTTAAACAGGTATATCCTGAATACTATTTGTCAACTTCCAAGACAGAACCGACAGGTGGTACATGGAGTATAACTCAACCTGAGAAGACAAAAGATGCATGGATATGGGTGCGGTACAAAACTATATTCACAGATGAAAGCACAGGATATTCAGATGGTGTATTAGATGAGGTGCTGAATGACTTAGTGGATATATCAATCACTAATAAGTCAAGCATAGCTCAGTTGAATGACAGTATTACTCATCTTGTAGTGCAGAGTAGTGAAACTAAAAATGAACTTAAAACTGTGCAAACAGGACTAAGCACTTTAGAGAAACAAACTGCTGACGGATTTAACAGAACAGTTCAGAAATCAGAGTACGATAAGACAATCAATGAAATAGAAGAACAACTTGATAATAAAGGCCTTCATATCGGATCTGATAAAGAAGATACAGTTACTACTATTGATGCAAGCGGTGTTAGTGTCGTCGCTTCAGACGGTAAATTATTAGCGCGCTTCGATAAAGTCGACAGCATGCTCGCATACCTTAAGGTGCTGGAGTATCTCTGTGCTGGCGCGCATCGTATTGAAGCTAAGAATATCGAAGCAGAAATTACAAGTTTTGTTGGGGGTTCAATTAAGACGGCAAAGATTGATGCATCTATTATTAATTGGATTGGAGATGTTAATTAATGGTCTTGTTAAATGAAAACTGGAAAGTTGTTTCTGAAGCTACACGAACACCTGGTGCCGCAGAAGTTGTTTATAAACTTCAAGCAAGAATAAATCCACAGTATCATAGCATTGAATTAAACCGTGATTATGTTGAAGTGGAAGTTACATATTCATTCAATAAAGGTTATATCTATTCGGGATCATGGACATTTACTGCAACGGGATGTTCCGATGTATCGGGCGGTGGAACGCTTAATGGAAGTGGAACACTAATAAGTGGTGGCTTTTGGGCTTACCACGATAACAGTGGGAACTACTCGACAGGTATTTATGCCGATTTAAGTTTTTACTTTTCGGCAGCTAATGCGTATTTGTCAGGCGTCATTGAATTGCCAAATATTCCGCGTGCAAGCGTTCCGTCATGGAAAGACAATAAGAACCGTGTCAAGATGGATGGGACGGATACGATTACGTTAGTTCTTGATAAAAAAGTTCCTGCATATCGTCACTCGCTCGTATGGGTAATTGGTGATAGCGGATATAAATGGCTTAATACAAACGATATCGACACTGAATACACGTTTAGACCGACAGAAGAAATGCTGAAATATTCTACAAATGGTAGATATATTTATGGCTATCTTGGGGTTGGAACATATTCCAGTGGTGATCCAAACGCAACTATGATTGGCTCAATGAATATTGGCTTTTTCATTGATTTGCCTGAAGAAAGATATGGTCCTGTTATTAACGCTGCAACTGTAAAGGAAATTGGGAACACAAAGATTCCTGAAGATAAAGTATTTAGGTACTTGTCTAAGAAAAAGCTTACCATGCAAGCAGAAACAAGGGGATTTGCAACGGCTAAAAACGTGTATGCATTGCATAACAAACAGCAGTATCCTTTAACGCTTGCTGGTAGTACGTATAGCATTGATTTAGAGAGCATGACTGACGGGGATATAGAATTTATCATCGAAGATAGCAGAGGCTTTAAAACGATACGAAGTTGGCATGGAACCTACGTTCCATACTTCTATCCTTCCATAACTGATTTCAGCGCAGAGCGAGATAATCCGACAGTTGACGAAGGGTATGCCAATGCAAAAGGTACCTTTTTTAACGGTGAGAATAATCAGTTAAAAATAGTAATTAAAGATGAACAAAATCATAGTGTAAATTGTTCGTATACTTCTAATGGAAATAATGTAATTGTTAAGCAACGTGTAAGTGGATATAACTACGATAAAAACTACAAGCTAACACTTACTATTACGGATTATTATGGCCAGTCTACAGAGCGTACTTACACACTTTCCGGTAATCTTTGGGCCATGATTCTTGGAAAACTCACAGCCAGTTTTCACATGCTGTGGGTTCGTCGAAACGGAAATAATCCGTGTGGCATATATAACGAGGGCGACATGACTACGGTAGGAACCACATACGCAGCCGGCAAATTGATTGCAAGTGGGGGAATTGGGATAAAAGGAACAAACACTTTTATTATTAGAAAAGAGTTTTCTGGAACACATCAGCCTCTATCTTCAATGTCCGCTGCATATATAACGATACCGTTCGAAGTGCCGAGTGGATATGAATTGCTAGATATTTATAGAGTCATGCCTGAAATGGCTATTACTGCTACTATCAAATCAGTTTATTCAAATAGCTGCGTTGTTCATGTTTTTAATTCATGGACAAACTGGGCGTCTCCTAGCGGTAAAATTACAATACATGGATTATTTATTAAAAAGGAGGCGGAATAAATGGCACAAATTATTTTAAACAACGGCCACCTATATACATTAGATTTCATCCGGCCAAACCAGATAGGAAAGAGTT